GCAAGGTCAAGTCCTCTTTCGATTCCACCATATCCTGTACATAAAGAGAGGACAGTGGGTAATTTTTGGGTAGTATCCACATTTATTTTTCCTTGTTCTTATTCAACTATCCTGCCGTTGAATGATTTTCTTAGTTCATCCATGTCGCCGCTGGCACACATAGAAGGGTTGGCGATGATTTCTTTGCCGCTGTATCCAGCCTCGCCGTTTAAAACATCTTTTCCGTCGATGACATAGATTGCCTCCCACTGGCTGTCAGCCTCTTTGCGATGGTAAGGGACCAGATCCGGATGAATGGTGTGACTGTCGCAGCCCTCATGCTGAAAATCGATGGGGATATCTTCTGACGCAAATCGCTCACAGTTCCACGTGGAACTAGGCGTGGCCGTGGCGTGAGCACAGGTTCGGCAGTTGCCTTGCTTGGTGGGCTCGCTTTCGTGACAAAAAGAATAGGCTGGGCAGAACTTACACAAGTACCAAGCCTTGCTGGCGCCAGTGCAGGGCTCAGGCATTCTGTCAGACAGAGCAATGCGCTTGCCTCTGGCCACAGCTTTCTTGGCCACATCAATGTCGAAATGAATGCGCTCGGTGTGCAGCCTGTCGTCGTCTTTACAAACGGCAACGTATAACGCTCGCTTTAACTTTAGTCCGAGCATGTACACTTGCATCTGGACGTAGTGCATGGGCTTGGATGCCTGCACGCCTTTCTTTAAATCGTCAAAGCTTTTTTTGCTGTGCGTCTTAAATTCGGCTACATGCTTTGTGTTTTCAGCTGTAGGCACGCCGTGATGAATGACGCCGTCAACGCTGCCGGAAACGTGTGAGCCAAAGTCCACATGGTCCTGACTGCCGTCTACATCGATACCGATTGCGCGTAAATCTGAGATAATCTGAGGCTCTTCTAAGTGACCACGCCTAAACAATCTTAGGATGCGGCCATCAAACTTCTCTACAACAGCCCAGCGAAAGGAAAGCCAAAGCCAGCGATCGCAGTGATGGCCCAATGTTGAGCAGCCCAGATGAGGTCGTGGTCGCTCTTGCCGATCTTGATGAGCGGCGTCTATCATGCTTGCGATGTGCTGGATTGGTTTTGGAATTTCTGACATACTAATCATTCTCCTAAGTAAGTAGTTGGCGCCCCTTTTTTTGAGGCGCCTTTTTTCGTCCTACTTCTTGGACCAAGGTGGAGCTGAAGCGGCAGGAGCTTCAGGAGCTTCAGCCTTCTTGGTCTTCATCGGAGTGGCTCCGCCCTTGATAGCTTTAAAGCCGGAGACATCATTCGATGCATCGTAGCCACCGCTAGCCTCACGGATCTTCACCTTCACTTCAAGATGACCGCCTACCAGCTGATCGGTATCTTCTACGGATGCTAGGCCGATAGCGCGCATCAACTCACCCAACTGCTGGATGCCGATGTCTTGAGCCTTGGGGTTCGGGTTCCTGATATTCAGGTTGCCGAATATCACACGACCTTCGTGCGCTGGGCCGAGCACATCGTAGCGCATTGCCACGTATTGACCCGTACCTGCCTTAGTATCCTTCAGCTCAGCTGAGTTAATGGAAACTTCGTACCAACCCGCAGGGATCGGCTCAAAGTTATTGTCCGACTGAGGGATGTCACTTGTATTAAAAGACTGTCCTAGATTTGCCATGATTAAACTTCCTCTTCTTCAATGGTGAATGATGGGCGACCAGCCTTCGTGGTGACCGCTGCCAATAGTGCTTCAGTAATACTTGAGTCGGCAGCTTTCCAAGCGGCCATGTTAATGGTGGGCGTCCAGCGAAATAACTGGCCAAGGTGCTCAGTCAGTCCAGCCTCAGTTGCTATATCCTGCAGCTTATCGCCATCAACTTTGCTAGTTAGACGCTCAACGATTTTGACTTTATAGCCCTTGTCGCTAATTGACATAGTGCCTTTAAAGCTGTCCGACAAAAATGTCTTGGTCAGTTTGTCTTCTATTACACGCCTCTTTTCAGTGGCGTGCTTTTCGTCAGACTTGGCTTTTAGCCAATCGTTGTAGATACTCACGCTGCACCTCCAACCTTGGCGATAATCTCGCCTAAGTCTGGTGCTTCCCAAGCCTCTAATTTGCCGCTGCGATCCTTGGCCAGCCATAAGCCGTCCGAGTCACACATCAGCGCGCGTTGAGTCTTGCCGTCTTCATCCTTCTCAATGCGTAACGCTAAGACTTCATCGAAAAAATACGGCAGTTTTTGCGCGGTTTTATTTCCTGGAAGGCTTGGGAAGTACAACATCCGTCCCATTTCATCCTGCTGCTTTTCTAACTTAGCAGTCATCAGAACGTGCATATCTAAGTCACGGAACGCGCGAATAATTTCAGATAACTGCGTATCCATCTCGCCATACGCCGCACGACCATCTTTATTTATTTTCTTTTCGTGAGACAAAACCACTTCAGCAATCTCAGAGATCGAGTCCAAAACTACTGATTCATAGTCCTTAGACTTGTTGACCCATTCATAAGCTTCGTGCAGATCGTCCATGCTTTTGATTTCGATAAAAGGTATATTATCGTCCTTCAAAGAAAGCAGACCTCCTTCAGCTGAAAGGACTATGGGCTTCGGTAAAGTCTTCGACAGCGTGGTTTTACCGCAACCAGCTTGGCCGTAGACTAAGACTTTAAGACCCTTATCAGACAGGTCTCCCGTGCTTTTTAATTTAATAGCCATCTTATGTTTTCCTTTTTAAGGCTTCGGCTGGAAAGATTTCCGCTTGAAGCTGTTGCTATACTAACCACACTGATGCATGATAACAAGCATCGAAGGTAAATAAATTCACACAGGGGTTAAATAATGAGTTTAGATCAAATACGAGAGCAGCTTTCTGACAGCAATTTGCGTAAAGTTGCCGAAGCATGCGGCTTGCATTACAACGTGGTGACTCGGCTAATGAAAGGCGACACCGATCCTCGGTACTCAACTGTTGAGCTTTTATCTAACTATATAAAGGCTCGTGACAATGGCAAAAATATTTGATCATCCATTTCGTCCAGTAGAGGCGCCAAAGGCTGATCCTCCAGAGTTCCAGTTAATAGAGGCGATGAAAGGCGCGGGATTAGTTCCGCCTGACAAGGTCCACCTTGATGGCAAACTTCATCGATGGGGCGGCAGTGGTAAGAGAGATAAGAACTCTTGGTACTGTTGTTTTGCAGACGGCATTCCTGCAGGTCGCTTTGGCGATTGGCGCTTAGATCTAGAGGTTACTTGGCGCGCAGATGTTGGCCGAGCGTTGACCAGTGCAGAGCAGATGGCTCACAGCCGAAGACTCAGTGAGTCTAAGAAAGTGCGCGATGCTGAGATGGCGCAAAAACGTGAAGTCGCAAGCAATACAGTTGAGATGATCTGGAGTAAGTGTACAGGATCTGAGGATACTCACCCGTACCTGCAGCGTAAAGGCGTTAAATCTCACGGCTCAAGAGTGACTGGCGATGGCAGGTTGGCGCTACCTTTATACGGCGAAGATGGCAGCATCAGCAGTCTGCAGTACATCAGCTCAGAAGGCAGCAAGCAGTTCCATTCTGGCGGGGCCGTCTCAGGAAAGTTCTGGACGCTCGGATCAATGGACGATGCAGGCCCACTGTTTATAGCTGAGGGATTTGCTACATCGGCTACTGTCTACGAGGTCACTGGCAGGCCGTGCGTTGTGGCCTACAGTGCCAGCAACATGCCAGCAGTTGCAGAGCTCATGCGTGCAAAGTACGGCGCAGAGCAAGAGATTATTGTCGTTGCAGACAATGACGAGCACGGCGTGGGCCAGAAGTATGCAGACCTAGCCAATGACAAAGCCGGCGCTAAAGTGGTCATGCCGCCCATCAGTGGAGATGCCAACGACTACGCTCAGGCGACCAGCGGTCAAGATCTTCTGGACCTACTTATGCCGCCATCGAGCAGCATTTATGATGCGCTTAGAGTCATCAGCGGTGACGCATTATCCAGCGAATATCAGGCTCCAGATGAGCTAATCCAAGACATGATTGTGCGTAAGTCGCAGGCCATGTTGTTTGGCGACAGCAACTCAGGCAAGACATTCTACGCACTATCCATGGCCCATTCTATCTGCGAGGGCGTGCTTTTTATGGGCAAGAAGGTAGAAAAGGGAGCGGTGATATATCTGGCTACCGAGAGCCCAGCGAGCGTTATAAGTCGAGTGCAGGCCATCAAGGACTACCACGATTGTGACATGGCCAACCTATTTATTGTCCAGGTTCCGATCAATTTCTTTACCTCAGACAAGCACTCTACCGAAGTAATTGCCCTAGTTAAGCAGGTCGAGTACGACACCGGCAGCAAGGTTAACCTGATCATCGGAGATACTCTGGCGCGCATGACAGCCGGCGCAAATGAGAACTCTGGCGAGGACATGGTCCCCATCCTGCAGCGTTTAGATAGCGTGGTTTACGAGGCGGATACTGCCTTCTTAACTATCCATCACAGCGGCAAAGATGCCTCCAGAGGAGCCCGCGGAAGCTCAACAATCAGGGCTCATATCGACACCGAAATCTACGTTGTTGAGGAGAATCTGCAGCGCACTGCGACCATTACTAAGCAACGAGAGCTCGCATCAAAAGGCGTAGAAATACCCTTTAAGCTTGATATTGTAGAGATGGGAATCAGCAAATTTGGGGAGCAGGTTAGCACCTGTGTTGCCGTATTTGATGACGAAGAACGGACGCAAAAGGTTAAAAAAGACTCCAAAATAGAGAAGAATAAGAAGCTTATTGAGCGTGCTTGGTGGTCTGGTGGAGCAGAAATCAGGCCATTTAATGGCGGAAATTTGCCCTACATTAGCATCTCAGCCTTCAAAGAAATGCTCAGAAATGACGGATTGAAGGCTGGATCTGTGAGCAATTATATGAAAATGAGCTACGAAAACGGACCCATATCAGTGCTAACAAACGGTGAAATTATCACCAAACATGAGCACGGTTATGTGATATTAGACCAACTTATGGCCTCTGCATTCATGCTCAGAAAGGGTACATAAATGTACAATTGTACTTATTTGTACAATGTACCTTTTAACGCTAAATTGGACGTATTTAGGTACAAGAATGTACAACAACCCTATAGGGGTTGTACATTTGTACCAAGTACAAAGCCCAAGAATTAGTACGGTAGTTAAGAACACGACTAAAGTGATAGAATGAATAATTCACAGAGTAGGAGAGCGTAATGAAAAACGTCAACCACTATGAAAAAGATGGTAAGTTATTTGCTGGAAAAACTCACGATCACAACGGTCAGTTGATGACGGGCGCTAAGATGGGTAAGAGTTCTAAAAAACTTTTGCACTATGGTGAGCTTAGTGAATCAGCTAAGAAGAAAGCTAGAACCCATTGGTGAACGGAGACGATGATGCGTTACAAAGATAGTGAGAAGAATAAAATCAGTGAGAAAGTGTTCTCTCTCATGGAGGGTGGCATTCCTTGTGGAAAGGCTTGCTTTAAGGTTGGAATTCCGAAGTCTACTTTCCTCGGATGGGTGAAGCCGGAAGGCATGCTTGCCGACCGGTACGCGCACGCGCGTGAGGCCATGATACACACGATTGCCGAAGAAGTGCTACAAATTTCGGATACGGACCCAATTTCTATCGTTGATCAGCACGGCATTAGTCGCTATGACTCGGCGGCAGTTCAGCATCAACGCCTGCGCGTAGACTCTCGCAAGTGGCTGCTCAGCAAGATGATGCCAAAGGTTTATGGTGATAAGACTACGCAGGAGGTCACTGGCGCGAATGGTGGGCCGTTAACGATCACAGCTCTGGACCTAAAGAACTTAACGGACGAAGAGCTCGACAACATGGATTATCTGATGGCCAAAGGATCGACTGAAGCGGAAACGAAATGAACTCTATGGCGCCCTCGGTTGTTGCCGAAGCCATTAAGCTAGAAAAAGAGAGGCGATCGGCCTCAGCTTCGCTGTACGAATTTGTGCGGCAGTCTTGGCACGTTGTAGAGCCTGGCGTGCCATTCGTTGCGTCATGGCACATCCAAGAGATCTGCGAGCACTTAGAGGCGATCAGCGCTGGCGATATACGCAAGCTACTGATTAACATTCCGCCGCGGCACTCCAAGTCTACAATCGTCAGCGTGATCTGGCCGATGTGGGAGTGGCTGACTGACCCAGCGCAGAAGTTCCTGTGCGCTTCCTACTCTGGAGCCCTGTCGATCAGGGATAACTTGAAAGCCCGGCGGCTGGTGCAATCGCCGTGGTATCAAGAACGCTGGGGTCATATGTTCAAGCTGTCCGGCGATCAGAACGCTAAGCAGCGCTTTGAGAACTCTGAGACCGGCTACCGCATAGCAACGTCTGTTGGTGGTACTGCAACCGGTGAGGGTGGCTCTCGGTTGTTGCTCGATGATCCGCACGCCGCTCAAGAAGCGCAGTCTGATGCCATCCGAGAGTCATCAATTGACTGGTTCGACCAGGTGTGGTCTACCCGGCTCAACGATCCGAAGCTCGACGCTATGGTGTGCGTCATGCAGCGACTGCATGAGCTAGACATCAGTGGCCATATCTTAGAGGACATTGGCGGGTGGGAGCACTTAATGATTCCCGCGGAGTGGGACGGCAAGCGCCGCAAGACGAGCTTGGGCTCGTATGATCCACGCACCAAGAAGGGTGAGCTGATATGTCCTGAGCGTTTTGGCGAGCAAGAGATTGCGGATTTAAAGCGCCTGCTTGGTGTCTATGGAACCGCCGGCCAGCTGCAGCAAGATCCGAATCCAGCTGAAGGCGGCATACTCAAGACTGATTTCATCGAGATGTGGCCCTGCAGCAAGGGGCTCCCGCCGTTTGAATACATACTTCAAAGCTACGACTGTGCGTTCACCGAGAAGACTACCGGCGACCCAACAGCGTGCAGCACTTGGGCGATCTTCACGCATGAAGGCCAGCATCACGTTATGCTGATCGACGCATGGGATGAGCACCTCAGCTATCCAGATCTGAGAGAGCGAGCGATCAAGGATTGGAATACTGAGTACGGCGGCATGAGCAAAGACAGCCAATTCTCTAGGGCGAGACGAGCTGATAGAATTCTGGTAGAGTCGAAAGCCAGCGGCCAGTCGCTGCTGCAAGATCTGAGATTGGCGAAGGTTCCGGCCATCGGCTACAATCCAGGCAATGCTGACAAGGTCAGCCGTGCTCACCAAGCGGCGCCAACGCTAGAGCTCGGAATGGTGTGGATACCTGAATCCAAGAAGAATCCAGGGCATTTCGTCAGCTGGGCGAATGACTTCGTCAAGCAATTGTCGAAGTTTCCTGTTGCGCCGCACGATGACTACGTTGATACTTTCACGCAGGCCATTATCTATTTCAAGAATGACCGCTGGTTTGAGCTGCCCCAAGCCAGAGATCCCGACGAACGACATGTCGAGAAGACTGTCAGGGCTAACCCATATGCAGCTTAGGAGCGACCGATGTCTCTGAAGGACGAACTCAAATTGAACAAGCCAAGGCGCACGCCTAGCCACGCAACCAAGTCTCACGTTGTGAAGACTAACGTAGACGGCAAGCCTAAAATGATCAGGTTTGGCGAGCAGGGCGCGAAAACTGCTGGAGCGCCTAGCTCTAACGATTCGGCAGCGGATAAGGCCAAGCGCAAGTCATTCAAGGCTAGGCACGCCTCCAACATTGCCAAGGGTCCGGCATCTGCAGCATATTGGGCGGATCGAGTAAAATGGGCTGAAGGTGGTCCGGTTAATCGACCTCAGCTATTCCGAGGACTGCCCGACGAACCGTATCAGCCGCCTAGCTCAGTAACTAATGTTATTGGCGATGTCTTGACCGACACAGCCTCTGGGATATTTGGCCCGATCGCTGCATCAGCTTATTCGCTAGGCAACCAATACTTTACGGATAAAAGCGTCGAGGAGCTTGAGGCCGACAAGGCCGCGGTGGACAAAGCCCTCAACTACAGCCCAAGAACTGCAGGAGCTCAGGCCGTTAACGAGTACACCATGGGCAAGATGAGCGAGGGGGTCACGGCTCTAGCTGAGAAGTACAACGAGAACAAGGACCGGCTCGGTCCGATTCCAGACATGATCGACTACGGCGTGGAGCAATACAACACGCTCGATCCAGAGACTCGGTTTGCTATAGGCAACGCGCTAACTGTAGGCGAGGTTGTCCCCATCGGGAAAGTGGCCGGCATGGCCAAGCGAGGAGTGCAGGGCGCGGTAGACACCGGAAGGATTAATCGAGCGGCTGACCTAGTGCCTGACGAAAGCGCATACCTGTCACTGCAGGACAGGCTGGAAGAAATGGGTGCTCGGCAAACCATGGCTGATACTGATTCAATTAAAGGTCAGGAAGGCAGCGCCACCACTCAGGTAGCCACTACTGCAGGATCTTATAAGAAGGCAGTAAAGAAAGCGGAGGAGCTTAACCCTGAAGGCAAGACCGTACTAGACTATGGAGCTGGCCTTGGCTTAGGCACAGATGCAATGCGGAGCAGCTCAAAACTTGAGGTAACTAGCTACGAGCCATTCCCTGAAAGGTGGAAGGGAGATGCTCCGGTAGACTACACTGACAGCTCTCTTATCAAAGATAAGTTTGACACTGTAGTTAACTTGAATGTTCTTAATGTATTGGAGCCAGAGTTAAGAGATGTAGTGGCAAAAGATATTATGAGCAAGGTAGCAGATGGTGGCGTAGCTATTGTCGGCACAAGAAAGTGGAATGGCGATGTTAATGCTGCAAAGAAGGCTACAGAAGCGGCAGAAGAAAAAGCGCTGTGGATAAACAAGCCATCTGGTGATGTATACCAGAAGGGCTTTGATGGCGATGAGCTTAAAGATTACATGACTGGCTTGGCCCCTGAAGGGTTTAGAGTAGAGCGCGGCAAGGGCATTGCTGGAAATACAGTTTACATATTCAATGACAATAAGCCGATGCGGCCCATCATGTTCAAGGATGTTGAGCAGCCTGATCTTACTCCAGACCAGCTATCTAGATCGTTTAAAGACGGCGAGATAACTAACTACGGCAGGAAGATTGCTCGTAAACGAGCGGCAACGGACATGGCTGGTCAGACCGAGAAAGTAAAAAAGCTTTCTGAAGTGTTGGGCGACATGAATGTTGAGGGTAAAGCTCGCATGGTTGCTACTCAGTCTGACAGGACTGGCATCAAAGACGGCGCAGGTCCGGGCTATCCCCTGATTGGCCGGCAGTATTCAGAGATGGCTAAGCTTTACCAAGACCAGTTTGGAGAAGCTCCTGTGCCTAGAATGCTGGACAAGAATGGTGAAATCACTGACTACCCTGTGTGGGCTGTTGATGCCAAAGGTACAGTAGCCAGCCTAAGAAACAATTTAAGAGAAGAGGGAACTATACTTGTTCCGATGATTGGCTCGCCAGGACAGCTTCGCACAAACAAAGAAGTATTTAAGAAACTGAAGAAAGAATTCATGGCCGGCATTAAGGCCAACAGATTAGATAGAGATCAGGCTGACAAGATAAACCTTAACCTAGAGGCACTCACTGGAGACAAGATGGACATCAGAGATCCGTCATCTTGGATAGAGCTTCAGAAGACTTTTGATGGACGCGGCGCATTAGCTGACATCATGAGCGGGAAAACGCCGCAGGCTATAGCTGCAGTCGGAGCAAGAAAAAAATGGCGCACTAAGCTCAATAAGAAGCGAGCTGCTGATGGGCTTGAGCCTCTTGACCTGAACCCAAAGACGGCTCCTTTAGGTGCGCGTAAAGGCCAGATATTTGACTACGAAAAGATATTAGAAGACTCCACAGAGTCTATACTTTTAGGCGCTGGAACTTTTGACGTTGGGCCTTCACTAATTCTGCCTTCTCGGTATAGGCAGAGTGAAACCATGCCTGATGCTCATCCTGGCTTTAAAGAGCAGTTGATGGGAGAGCTGGCATCTGATGATATTTTCACTCCCGTTCCGCTTGAGGCTGCGATGCCAAGCTTTATTGACCATGGCCGAGGTCTTCACATGAAGGCTGGCCCTAACAAAAGGCCGTTTAACTCTAGCGCATGGGGCATGAATGCTCGCATGGGGTATCCAAATCAAGGGCTCCCAAGCCAATCGATAGACGATGAGTATCTGAAGTACCTGCAGGATATGGGATATGCCGAGGGTGGCGAAGTTGAGGTAGCTGAAGAGGTTGTTGAGTACAACGCTGACCGCATCAACCAGATTGCCATGGATATTCAAGGCTATGCCGGAGGCGGTCTGATAGAGAAAGCTATTCAGAAAGGCGCCGATGCTCTTGGCTTTGGCCATGAGCGCCAAGTAGCCATAAGCCAAGAGGCTGTGGATCTCACAAATGAAATGGTAGACGCCGGTCTCGTTCCTGAGCAATTTAGAGTAGAGCTGGTGATGCCAGAAAGCGGCTCAAATCAAACTCGACAAAACACTGGGATCAGAGGCGACGAAGAAGTATTCAACGCCGTCAATCACGCATTGTTCTCTTATGATGCCGGACAAAGCAAGATCGCAGCTGTGGCCAGCCAAGCTAAAGAGCTGTATCAGGGCGTAAAGAAAAAACTACAAGGCGGCGATCCTAAGTCAGAATATCTAGATTATTTCAACAACAAGTTTGGGTTTAATTTAGCCGAGCAAGGTCTTAGCCGTCGAGAGGCAAAGGACGCAATCATTGACAGTATCGGGAACATTGATGGTAAGGGAGTTAAGGGCCGGAATCATCGGGGCGAAGAGCTAATAGGTGGCGAAGTATTGGTTACTAACGCCGAAGACATAGACTATGCATTCTCTAAAGGCGGCGCAGTTATCGCTAAATATAATGCAGATAGGATAAATAAAATTGCACAGGGTATAATGACTGAGAACTTTGCAGAAGGCGGTCCAGTGATTTATAACGCGAGTAGGATTAACGAAATCGCCAACCGAATATTAGAGGAGCTTTAACGTGGCTGAAGAAAACGAGATTGAAGTTGAAGTAGAAGAGATCACAATGGTCGAGCTTCCAGAAGAAGAGCTAGAGTTTGAGGATACTGAAGATGGCGGCGCCGTTGTTAAGATGGAGAGGATCTCTGTAAGAGAGGCTTCTGATCACTTTGCCAACATCGTTGACGAGGTTGACCCTAGCCTTTTGAAGACTTCTATCAACGACTTGATGGAGAAAATAGGACGCGACAAAGAAGCTCGCCAGAAGCGAGATCTGCAGTACGAAGAAGGCTTGCGCCGCACTGGGCTTGGAGATGACGCTCCGGGTGGAGCCACGTTCCAAGGAGCAAACAAAGTTGTTCACCCCATGCTGGTCGAGGCTTGCGTTGATTTCTCTGCCCGATTCATCAAGGAGATCTTCCCGCCCACAGGTCCAGTAAAGTCTAAGATCATAGGCGAGGCAGACAAGGCGAAGGTCAGCAAGGCCCAGCGCAAGACTGAGTTTATGAATTGGCAAACGACCGAGCAGATGGTTGAGTTTCGCTCAGAGCTTGAACAGTTAAGCACGCAGCTGCCATTAGGCGGCGGTCAGTACATGAAGTTTATGTGGAACGCTAGATTCATGCGGCCCACCTCTGAGTTCGTTCCTATCGATGACATCTACCTGCCCTTCTCAGCAACAAACTTCTACACCGCGGAGCGTAAGACTCACGTTCAGTACGTCACGCAGATGGAATACG